ACCGTCGGACTGATACTGAACGGACTCGCCGTTGCTGTGTTGAGAGAGTTCTGCAGGCTGGTTCTCAATCCTGCCGAGCCATTGGTAAGACTTGTTGACGCTCCTGTGTTGAGAGACGTTCCAAGATTTGTACCGGCTGTTTGCCACTCTGCCTGCAGCGTAGCGTAATACTCATTCGAGATAGGACCGTAATTCTCCATGACCGTCGAAAAATCAAAATCGGCCATCTGATCCTGCATATACTGTTGCATGAATGTGCTGAGTGTTTCTTCGCTGCCGCTGTTTTCCAGGGCGTTGTGAAGTGCTTCTGAATAGGACGTCTTGACGCTCTCGAAATACTCGCCGTAGTAGTCCGACATTTTCTTTTTCAGATTCTCTGTATTCAAGCCGATTGACTCGCCTTCCGTCGGACCTGTAATGGACTCCATGAGTTCCGTCCAGTCCTCATTGGTCATTGAATCCCAGTCGATTGCTTCTTTGATTTCTTCCGCAGACGGTACAGAATCTTTGAAATCCTGCGTGATCTTCTCTTTGGTGCCTTCCGGTACCGCAAGCGCCGTCTGTAAAATCTGAGTTGCAATATCCGTCTGAACTGCCGTATCGAGATTGAGTTTGTCTAATCCCATCCAGCTTGCCACATCAGCTGCAGTCCAAGTCTGTACGTCCGGGTGTGCCAGCAACGCATTGTTCAAAGCTGTTTCCAACTTCTCCTTCGTGCTTCCCTCAATCTCCGGCATATAGCCTTGAAGCGAGGAGTCCCACGCCTCGGCAATCGTTTCCAAGTTGAACGAAGATACTCTTGCGTTAATCTCATTCAACTGGGCGTAGTAGCCATCGGTCGCCTCTTTTACGGCCGCATCGTACTCTTCCTGCGTGATAGCTCCGTCTGCCAGCTGCAGGTTCAGATTTGTGAGCGTGAGCGTAAGCGCCTGCTCGTACTGGTCCGACGCATTGTTTACCTGCGTCTGCAGCTCTTCCTGCAAAGCATTGAAACTATCCATATCCAGCTCTGCGCCGGAATACTTAATCTTCAATGTGTCAAATTCCGCATCCGTCCTGGCCTGCGAAATCTTTCCTGTGATAGCCGAAATCTGATCCTGCAAGCTCTGAATTTCTGCAGACTCGTCAAGACTGATAACGCTATCCTCTAAGGCAATATCCACTTTTCCGCTAAGTTCTTTTCCCAAGTCGTCCAGCTGTTTCTTCATGCTGCCGTAGTAACTGTCTATGCCGCTGGTGTCTGCGTCGGTTCCGGTAAGCAGTTTCAAAGCGACTGTTGCCTCGTAATGGTTGTTGTCAATGTAGGACTGGCTATCGCTGATGAAGGTTTCGATTGCACTCTTGTAATCGTCCTTCTGCAGTTCGTCCAGTTTCATTCCTAAGCTGACTTTCCAGTTCTCCTTTTTCAAGGTCGATACTGATGATTGCAGGTCGCTAAGTGCCTGCTGTGTGTCGCTGGTTGCTGTTGTGAAGGTGTTCAGTCCGTCCGTCATATCGCCGAATGTAATATCACTTGCAATACTCTTGACCTCTTCCAGGGATAACTTAATCTTTCCGAAAGCATTCTTTGCCACGTTTTCACACTCTTCCTGGAACATAGCTGAAAACTGCTCTGCAGAAACCTCGCTATCGTTCATAGCGTCCTGCAGAGCCTTATTCTGAAATCGTACATCTTCGATTGACAAACCGGTTGCCTGGAAAATCTTCTGAGCTTTCTCGGCTTCCTTCTGCATTTCTTCGACATTATCCTGGTACTCTTCTTTGACTTTATTGCCCTTGATCCATCCTGCAATACCTCCGACACCGGCACCGATTAAAGCGCCGACTGCTGTACCAAGACCAGGAATTACAGAACCAAGTGCTGCGCCCGCCGCCGCACCAGCTGCTACACCGCCTGCTTTCCAAGCGGCTGAACCACCGTAAGCAGCTTTCTCGTCCTTATTGTCGGACTTGATAGATTTATACAAATCCATTGCACTACTTACAAGTGTTGCGCCACCGGCAATCGCTCCTGCTCCTGCACCCATTCCGACTGCAGATAAAGCTCCTGCGCTTAGTGATGCTCCCCCGGCCAGGTTTCCTGCTCCGAGGTTGATTGCCAGCATTGCTGACTTTCCGAGAAGTCCGGTACCCATTGCGGACGAACCGAGCATTGCTGCCCCAAGTCCCATCTCTCCGGTTCCCGAACCTAATACTGTCTTTCCCGCTTTCCCCAGGTTGATTGCTCCTTTACCAAGGCTGATAAACGGACTGGCAATCTTACCGAGCAATACCGCTGAGAATACAGACGACAAATCTGCAGACTTACCGCCCGGAAGCAGTTTGCCCGCATTTGATACTAAATTACCGAATCCGTCCATCAACTTTGCAGATACGGCATCGAAATCAAATCCCTCTGAGAAGCCTTTGGCGAACGACGCTCCGATACTGGTTCCCTCGTCGAATGTTTCCGAGATGTCAATACCGAGCATTGTCATAACGCCGATTTTAATTCCGCTACCAATGCCTTTTCCGATGTCTCCGGCGAAATCAGCAAATTTTGCTTTTCCTTTGGTGTCCCACCACTCCTTGAACGGATCGGCAATAAATTCATCCCAGCTCAGTTTCACCTTGCCGAGGAAATCTGCGTTTTTCCATTCTTCTGACTCTGTTAAGTCGTGGAATTTTTTCTTCATGCGGTCCACCTTTGTATCTACCCAGTCCATCATTTCATCAAGACCGGATTCAACCGCTGGCATCTGATCGGTAAGCCAGTCTGCCAGGCTTCTCACGTATGGAGACAACCTCTCGCCAAATGAGATTTTCACTCCGTCCACTGCGCTCTGCAGCAACGTGATAGAACCTTGCAGGTTATCCAACATCGTTTCAGACATATTCGCTGCCGATCCGTCTGCATTGTTGATGGCGTCTGCCAACTTGTTATAGTCCTCTTCTGAGGCATTCAAGATAGCAAGCAAACCTTTCTGTGCCTGTGTTCCTGCGATTGTATTTGCCAGGTTTGACTTCTGCTCAGCCGTCATACCTGCCGTAGCCGTCCTTAACTCACCCATCACATCAGATAAATCCCTGGCCTGTCCATTGGAATCAAAAAAGCTGATGCCTAAGTCTTTCATAGCATCAGCCGCTCCGTTGGTGTTCGTCGATAATCTCGTGAATATTGAATTGAGTGCCGTACCGGCCATTGTTCCCTTAATTCCAGTATTTGCCATTAAGCCTGTCATAAGGGCAACATCTTCTATGGAGTAACTGAGCGATCCTGCCATAGAGCCTGCATATTTGAAAGTCTCGCCCATCCCGGAGACTGTCGTGTTCGCATTTGATGCAGCCGCCGCCAAAACATCTGAGAAGTGTCCGGCATCACCGGCTTTCATATTGAACGCCGTGAGCGCATCCGTAACAATATCGGATGTCGTTGCCAAATCTTCTCCGGAAGCTGCTGCCAAGCTGAGAATACCTTCGATACCGTTCAGCATATCGTCGGTTTTCCATCCAGCCATTGCCATGTAGTTAAACGCCTGCGCTGACTCTTCGGCTGTGAATTTCGTGGTTGCACCCATTTCCTTTGCCTTATTCGTCAGTTTGACAAGCTCTGTGCTGGTGGCTCCGCTTATAGCCTGGACCTGTGACATTGCGGCCTCGAAGTCCTTGTATGTCTCTATCGTGTCTTTCAGACCGATACTGACTCCCAGGACCGCTCCGACTTGGAAAATCGGATTCTTCAACAGGTTTATGATTCCTCGAACCGGGGAGGTTATGAGGTCAATCGCTCGCATTGTAACGCTCCACGTTTTCCCTGCAAAACTCCTTAACCCATTACCCAGCGTAGAGAGTACCGGACTGATCCGTTCCTTCGCTTCAAGCAGGACTTCGTACTTTTCTTTCGCCCAGCTCGCCAGGCTCTTTTCGGTTTTCCGAGCTTGCTTGTCAAACTTGGAAACTGTGTCGCTCGCTTTCTTGGCTGAACTATTCGCACTATTGGCCGCTCGTTCCATCTTCTCGAATTTCTTCGTAGCGTTGGAGACTCCCGGATCGGTATTATCGACCGTCTCAATAGGAATTTCGATTCTAAGTGTTTCCGCCACCGTCATTACCTCCTTTCTGTGATTCTAGGGTTATCCGCATAGACGCAAGCATGAACGCCTGCACGCCTTTCGGTTTCTCGTAAAATTCATCGGGGGTTATTCCTGTCTTTTGGAATATGTGATGCAGCAAGCACATCTTGCCCCCGGCTTCAATTAGTTTTTTGCTACTTCCTCAATGTTGCTCTCGTAGCCGCTGAGGGTGTCGATCGCATCAATAATGCGGTCTTTCTCGCCAGCTTTAAGTGTGTACTCGATTACATCCAGGCCGGACATAATCTGAAATCCTTTGCTTTCAAGCGCCTGCCATACCTTCTTGTTGTCCCATAACTTATCTCTATCCTCTGCGATAGTCGCCTTGTGGATGATTGCTGACTGGTACTTGATACGGTCTGTGTCCTCCGGCATCTTGATACCAAGCTGCTTATTACGAACATACTTTGTAAATTTCTTACGGCACTTGTCGTACTCCTCTGAGCCGAGAGGTCTGATAGAGAATGCAAAAGCGAGCTTGCCGTTTCTGACAATCTCAATCCTCTGTGTTTCCTCTTCATCGGAAGCGAAATCTGCAGCCGCAATCAGACCTGCGATGAAGTCCTCCTCATTCGCTCTGATTACCTGCTTTGTTTCCTCTTCGTTTGTCTCTACTGTGCTTGCTGCAGGCTGAGTATTCTCCTCAGCTGTTGCCTCGCCTACTGTTACGCCTTTTACAAATTCTTTAGCCATTTGAATGTCCTCCAATTCTTTTTGATTAAATAAAGGGGAACCGCTCCGGCTCCCCTGCTGGTTTCTTATGTGGTACCTCTTATCTGTCTACGCCGAGTAATGACTGTAACTTAGGCGGTCTGTTGACAAAGAAGTTCCAGTTTCTCTTGATAACATCGCCGACAGTGACATTCTGAATGTCTACCTGTCCGGAAGGAATACACTCCTTGTAAACCACACGTTCCTCGGAACCATTGCGGCCGAGAAGTGAGCCCTGGAAGTTCCAGTGTGGCATATTCTGTGTTTCTAATGATTCCATAAGTGCCTGGATAAACTCGTCGTCCTCCACTACGATCTGAGACATTGTGAGGCTGACAGCAAATGTATTGGCTGTCTCGTGTTCCTGTGCATCTCCAAGTACGCTATACTTTGCATTGTTCCAGTTTACGTTGGACGTGAATGTGTCAACCGTAGCAAGTAAAACGCCGTCCTCACTATAAAATGCTCCATCCTTGCCAGTGCGTGCATGCCTTGAATCGGCTGCTGCTCTTTCATTTCTCATTACTTCTTACCTCCTTCTATTCGTTTGTGCTGAAACGGAAGATGAAGCTGAGGTAGATATGCTCCATAGAATCCTTGTCGATTACATCGATGTCAAACCATGCGCTGTCTCCGTCAGCAGTGTAAGCGGTACTTTCAGTTACCTTGCAAGCAGTGAGCTTACTCTCTTCTTTCATTGCATCGCCTACGCCCTGCAACTGAGAAATTACAGTTGCTCGACCGTTGGTGTCGTTGTCTACCTTGCCTACCAGGTTGTCAGAGGTGGTGTTGATACGTCTGATAAGCTCGAAACGAGTCTTAACACGGCGAATCTTTTTCCAGCCATCGTCCTGGTTGTCCTTCGGCGTAATGAGGGTGTTGATCGCATTATCAATCCACACCTGCTTGGCCTTGTTATAGCTGAGTACCAGGCAACCTTTCTTCTCTGCAGCAATCATTTCAGTGTTTGTCAGCTTTTCCTTGATCTCGGAGAAACCGCTGACTACTGTATGAGTGAGCGAAGAGTTTGCCGCTACTGCGCCGATCATGCCGGCAATACGTGCTGCAGTCTGATAACCGTCGATCTCCGTACCCTGCTCATTCACATGGGCATTGAGAACGTAGTGCATCTTCTCGTCATTGAATGAAGCGGCGTGCGCTTCCCTTGTTTCCAGGTCTACCGTGTGCTTCTCAGCAACGACCGCCTGTGTAAGGGATGCCGCATCAAAAATACGATTGATGAAGCTCTGCAGAAGCAGATGTACCGAAGTGTCCTCGGTATCGACGCAGATTGTGTTAAACTCATACGCCTCTACCTGCTTAAACGCATTGGAGTAGTCCCCATTCGTTACCTGCGGATCAGTTCCCTTTGTAAACTGGGACTGAGACACGTTCTGTAATGTTACAGTGCCGGACTTGATAACCTCTGCCTTGAAATTCTTGGAAGATGCCAGCGCATCCACAAGGGCATTAGCTTCGTCTGTTCCGGCGGCAAATTCTACCTTCTCAAACTCTGTTGTACCGGCATAAAAAATGCACTCTTTGAGAGTGCTGTCTGAGAGCTTTTCACGGACTGTTACTACAAAGTCCTTTGCTCCGGGATATTTGGCTGTGATGCTTACTGCATCTGTGGCTTCGCTGTCCTGCAACTTGATACTGCCCTGAGTACCGCCGTTACCGACTCTGCAGGCGATGATCGTCTTTGCGCCACCAGCGATTGCCTCCTTCATTGCGTCCGTAGTAAGTGCGATACCGAATGTTCCTTCGTAGCCATCCTCTGCAGATAATTCGATTGCCTCATTGAGAGGACCAAAATCTGCACGGAAGATTACTGCGGTAACACCATTCATAACACCGGCGGTGGCGTTTCCACCTTTCTTCTGAATGTTGAAATAGGTACCAGGACGCACCTTAGTTTCGCCTAAAATGAATGTTCCTGCCATTTCTACTTAACCTCCTTCTGTAAGAACTTGCTTACAATTTCCTTTGCCTCTGATACTGTGTACTCGGCTTTGCCGTCAGTTTTCAGAGCGGCTACAACACATTCCTGCATTGTGCCAAATACGCTTCTTGCGTTGCCTGCAAGCTCGCTTACTGTGTAAACGGACTCTGCAGGGGCCTTTTTCTCCGGCTTCTTTTCTGCCTTTGTTCCAGCAGGTGCCGGAGTTGCTGTTTCCTTAGCCATGCTTTACCTCCTTAACTGTAATTTCCATGAGCTGCCGTAAGCACATGAGGCTTAGCCTTGTACCTAAGCAATCCATAGTGACCTGTGATGAATACCTGGCCTTCCTTCAAGTAGTCAGATTTGTAATTCACCTGCAGTCTCTTAATGAACATAGGCGAATAGTCCAGCATAATTACCTCTCCGTCGAATGACAGGTGGTTGGCAATGTCTGCGGCCATCTTCAATCTCACTGTGTTTTCCGGGCATAAAACATGGACGGCAATTCTACCGTCCATCCAAGCCACTGTATTTGTTTCTTCCTGCTTCTCAGATGAAATCAGTCTGCAGTAAACCACCGGCTGATCCGCTGAGGCTTCGGTTATTTCCTCCATCCGGTCATATCCCATTACCAGGCATTCCGGGTACAATTCCTTGATGTACTTATCAACCGCCATTACCGGGTCCGGATCGGATGTCTCCATAGACGGATATTCCAGGATGTCAAATCTGACTTCACAGCCGATTACAACACCGGCTTTTCCTGCATCCTCGCCCATAGTAAACGCATCCGTTCTCGCCCAAGTAAAGCAATACGGTGTACCGCCTTCCGGTAGAAGGATCACATCACGCAGGCATTCCTTCACGATAGGTGCTATATCCTCCGGGAATGTGTCTGCCGTATTCTGACAGAATATCGATACCGAAAGACTACCGGCGCTGTTTCGTTCTTCGTTTGCCTGCAGGTCATAGTTGTAAGTTACCATAGGGTACTGCGTTTCACCGCCCCACCCTTCCTGTTCGTCGCCCGGTGCTTCCGGACTAAAAACAGCAGGCACACCGTTGTAGGTTGTAAGCCTCTCTGCGAGTGCTGCCGTACTGACGAACCTTTTCTGAATCAGTTCTTCCAGCTTCACTCTGTCACTCCTTCCTCAGTGTCCTGCTTTTCGATGCCGTAGGTCTTGACCTCCGACATATCGTGTGAATATCGGATTTCCCACTGAGCGTCTACCGCTTCATCAATGGGAATCCGAAAGTGATTAGTTACATTGCCGATACCCGGATGATACTGGACGATCAGCTCCTTCTCAGTGGCTGATGTTACAAATCCGGCTTTACCTTCCGGCCATGTGCGATGCTTGCCATAGACCAAATCGCCCCTGGCAATCTCGCTCAAATCGAAGGTTGCTATCGGCTGTTCTACTACCAGTGCCATATATCATGCCTCCTTAGCCATACGGCTCCTTGTAAATTTTCTCAATTTCCGGGGTTGCCTTCTCCTTGATCTTGCCTACGAATGGCCTTGCTGCCATTTTCTTCGTTCCGTTTTCAAGGTAGCCAGCATACTTCTCTTGGCTTTCCAGCTCTGCAATGATTTGGACTCCGCCACCAGCGGTACTGCCTTCGCTCTTTACCTGGCCATTCCAGTGCATACGGAGATTTCCTGTACGTCTTGCCGGTGGTTCTCCTGGTGCCGAAGCTGTGTAGGTCGCTTTGCTGTGCGGCTTGCGATATGTTCGCCCGCTTCTCTGACCTTTTAGCACTTCCAGCTCTGCGTTTCTCATAGCATTCACTGCCCTAACGCCCCTGGCTACGACTTGCCGGTTGATTTTGGCTACCTGTCCTTTGACTGTTGCCCTTATGGCACTTCCTGCGCTCCCTGCTTTTCCATCGTTCCATAGTTTCACTTGACATCCTTCCTTTCCTCAGCGTAGTAGATTGTGGATATACCCAAACTACCTACCTCGTCCAGGTCGATGATGTAAAACGTGCGATTCCCAAGTATTAGTTTATCGGACTTCTTTGCTTCCGGACTGCCTGCCTGCACAATCGTATGGGTGCAAACACGGTCTCTCGTTGAATGAGATTCCTTCTGTTCCTTCGTGGACTCGGCAAGACATCCTCTGATAATCTTTGAACCGTCTCCTTTCGGGGCGTTTGCTACCCTTCCGCTTGCTGTTACAACCTGCGTATTTGACTCGACAACAAAATCCTTGAATAAGTTTCCCGGCCTTAAATACATAAATCTCGCATTTATCATCCGTTCCACACCCTCTCGTTTTCGTGCATTCCGGTATGGAAGTAAGGCGGACCATCTACCCCATTACCAAACCGTGGCACTGACACTGACTCTGCCTGGACCTCTTTTTTCAGCTTGTCGTAATCTTCTTTCCAAAGTTTCGCCCTGCCATTCATATCCAGGCTGAGAGGACCGGTCTTTGTGTTGACCTCATACGCAAAACGACGGCACAAACTTTCAAGAAGCATCAGCTTCGCACGCTTCCACTTATTCGGGTATGCGTCGATTGCTGCTTGTATCTCCTCGTCGGTCAATGCCGTCGTATCTGTCAGGCCCTCTACCATCGTGTCTCCAAGTTCAAACCTCATACGGTCTTTGCCAAACTCCGTGATGTTTCCCGGCTCATATGTGTATGCACCTTTTGACATTAGGTATCAGCTCCCTCCGTAATGCTGTCTGTGGTTGCGTTACCGCCTACGGATTCGTTTGAATTGCCGTCAGCGGAGAATAAAGTGTCGTGCTGTTTCTGAGCCGCTTTCTTGACCGTAGCGCGTGTGTCTAAGGCGTGAAGCAAAATCAGAACGCTGTCGGACTTTACGTTGGCTACTGCCTTTGCACCATCGTCCGCATTCATCTGCAGTACATCGACCACAGACTGAATATCCTCTGCACTGCAGGAAACCGCCGTCACATTGTCGCCCTCGCCCTTGACTGTCACGGTAAAACCGGCATTGTCGGAGTCGAACGGTTCAAGCTCTGCGACTGCGGACTGGATCATCTCGTCCACCTGCTCCTGCGTAAATCCTTTGCCTGCATTGGCGACTGCATCGGCGATCATCTCGTCCACCTGCTCCTGCGAATAAAGGGCACCGGACTGTTCCGGTACCCCCGCTTCGTCATTTGCGATTGAGATTACGCCGAGTTTTTCTTCTCTCTCGATGTTTACCACGAGCTCTGCCGGGATTTCATCCCCAATGAAGAATTTTCTGCCGCCATAACTGCATGGCTTCTTTGCAATCAATCTCATGGCGAAACCTCCTTACACTGCGTCGTAACCAAAGAATGCAAGATCATCTGCAGTTTTCTTCATGTCGTAAGCCATAAGACCTTCGACAAACTCAGAATGTGTTCCGGCCTCGCCCGGGTAGTTGAGTACCGGAAGTAAGATGCCATTCTCTAACATATCCCAAGTGAAGATGTAGCCTGCAGAAGGCTCCTCGATGGAAGGTGTATCTGTTGCATACGCTAACAGGAATGAGTTAGGATCGCCAATGAACTGCATATTTGCAGCCTGGCCTAAACCGGCTTTGTTCTGCACGGTCTGATCGATAACAATTCTGTCAACTCCGAAGAGCTGTGCAAGCACGTTCTCGGTAACATTTGCAGGATTTGCAGTTGTACCGCCAAACTTCACTCTCTCGAGGATTGCAGGGTGTACCTTCAACGCATTAAATACGTTGATGCCGAGTCCTAATCTGTTAGGAGTACGTCCGGTTGCCTGTCTCATGGCGGTTTTCTTTGCGTCGAAGAATGCAATAGGATCGCTGTTGCCGTTGCTGAACTTGATAAATTCATTTCCGGAAACAGCTGTATCATCCTTGCCCTGTCCTTCATTCGCCCATACTCCCTGCTTCATAAAGGACTTGGAGAAATCCGAATCCTGGTGGATGTTTGCCTGTGCTGCCATAACCTTAGTTCTCTGCTGGCGAGGGTCTGCAGTACGAGGTCCCTGTCGGCGATTAAGGTCAGTCTGACGAATGGAGTCGATACCCATAATCATCTGATCTACTGTACAAGCATAGGTCTCTGTGTGTTCAGAGATTACTGCAGGGTCAACCTTGCCGTATGCAGGCTTTCTCTGCCAGTTATCACGTAACAGATCCTCTTTGTCGAATACATAATAGTTGTCAGAGGATAACCCTACCGGGCAAACCGGGAACATATTCTTTGCAAGGGTTGTTGAATCCTGCTGATAATAAGCCAGCGCCATAGTAGAAAGCGCTGTGTGTGGTCTGAAAGCACCCTTGGCAATGTCTGCCTGGATGCTCTTTGCTGTTCTTTTCATTTACCATTTTCCTCCTTCTTTATTTTGCGGCGTTCTTCTGATACTTGGAAATCTGAACTCTCACGTAGTCATTCTCAGCCGCATTGCTAAGTGCCACGCCGATCACATAATCTCCGTCAGCTGCCTTTGTTGCTTTTCCTGCTGTTGCAGTTACCTCTTCGCCCTTCTTGATGGCTCCGCCAGCAAGAATGTAGCCGATGTCCTTAATCTGAACATCTACCTGGTCGCCCTTTGCAACCTTTCCGGACTCTGCTCCGGAGATGTCGTTATAGCCTGCCTCAATAATTGCAATGCCTACGATAGGTGCTGCGCCGTCGGTTGCTACGACTACATCTCCATTCTCGTCATATTTGAGAATGATGTTTCTCACATCGTCGATAGCAGCACCGGCCTGCTCTGCGATTGTCACAGACTGGTTAATCTGTGAGTCGTTGAAGTTTCTCTTTGCCATGGTCTTTTCCTCCTTCCTTAAAATCCTTCCTCAGCGTCGTATGCGTCCATAAGGTCCGGGTTATCTTCCCAAGCCTTAGCCAGCGCATCCGTATAGCTCATGGAAGGTTCTTTCTGCATATAGCTCTTGGCGATACCTTCGATCTTGCCCTCTGCATCACTTACGTGCACAGAGCCGTGGCCGGACTTGCCTACCTCGGAAAAAACGCCGGACTTGTTGACCGCTTCCACGGTGGCATCAAGAACGGCGATCATATCGTTGTATGCAGTTCCACCGGTAGCTCTGAGAGATTTGAGCATAGGTACAAGCTCCTCTTTCTTCTTGCCGATGATTTCATACTTGCCTGCTACGGCTTCAAGTTCTCTGTTCTCAGCATCCTCACGGAACTTTCTGAGTGCTTCGATTTCTGCCTTAACAGCAGGATTGAGTCCCTTGTAGATGTCCTCGCCATCTGCAGGTGTTTCCTGGTTCTGCTCAGGCTTCTCAACAGACTTTGTTACCGCAGGTTTTCCCTCCGGAGTCTGCTCTGTCTGAGCCGGGTCGTCTGCCACGCCGTATCTCTTCTCAATATCTTCGAGAATGAGAAGCTCAGCCTGGGTCATTTTGCTCTTGTCGATCTTCATATCTTCGTTGTCTCCTTTCGACTGTTTCTTTTTGCCCTGGTCCTTTTTGTCCTCTGTGTCTACCTCCGGATCGTCTCCTTCTCCGGCAGGCTTTCCAGCGGCGGTCTGTGCCTTCTCGATGTTGTCATTCAGCCTTGCAGCCGCAGACTTCATCATTGCCAGGTCACTCTCCGTCACCTCGTCACTCTTTACGATGTTGATTACCTTTCCGCCGGACCAGTTGCTAATCGCTTCCTTCACTACTGCAGTGAACTCGTCAAGGCTCTCATTCATCGCTGTTGCTGCGCCGGTGCTATCCAGCTCCTCGTCATTCAGAATCGAACAGAGGCTTGCCTGCAGTGCGTAGCATATATCCCAAATTTCCAGTAGGTAGGATTTATCTTTATCCTTTACTGTCCTTATAGGCTTTTCTTGCGGAGTGCCGGGTGTGTTTATCATTTATCTTGATTTGTTATTGTCCTTTATGTGTACTTGAATTTGTACCGAAATTTGCACGAAGAAAGAGAGCCGGTACCTTTGCTCATGGCATTGGTGCAGGCTCTCATATGTGAATAGCTGTTATGGAGTTAGCATATCTTGATCTTATTTCCCAGGTCGTTCATAATTTCTGTTGACTTTTCCTTTGTCACATGGCTGTAAATATCCATTGTCGTTGAAATATCTCTATGTCCCATAATCTCTTGAATGACCTTGACATTTGTTTCGTTTTCGCAAAACCTTGTACAAAATGTATGTCGGAGAATGTGCGGAGAAAATACCGGTAGTGGTTCGGGATCTCTGTTTTCCTTTCCTGCAGTCTCAGTTTCTTGCTGATTATATCGCTTTACAATCCTGGCAATAATCTGATTGATACTGGCTATCGAGTAGGGCATTCCCTTTGATGTATGAAACACGAAGTCCGTATATCCGTCAATCGTAGCGGTGCCATGTGAGCCGGTCAAATTGTCAATGTCTCTCAGATGTACGAGTTGCTTTCTAAGGTCCATAAGCAGAGGTATGTCCCTGTTCCCGCTCTCACTCTTTGGCGTAGTTACATGATATGTCATTTTACCGTTTACATTCGTGTAGTGCATAGCATGGTTGATGCTGACCGAACCCTGGAATAGGTCAATGTCTTTCCAGGTCAATCCCATTAGCTCAGACACTCTAACCCCGGTTCCCAGGAAGAATGAGAACATAGGCAGATACACACGGTATGTCGGAGACTCTGAAACAAACGTGATGAAATTTTCCTGTTGCTTAACCGTGAGAGGTTCCCTTTTCTTAGCCGGTCTTTTCCCTATCCTTGAAAATGCTTTCTTGGCCGGGTTGCTTTGCAGGGCGTTGTCCTGGACTAAATCCTCGAAACACCCATATATGATTACGTGCAGGGTATGTACTGTCGCTGTTGCCAGTTCCTTATTTTCGAGCAGTTCCTTGTACAATTCCACGATATGCACTCGCTTGATCCGGTCAATACGCATATTGCCAATATTGCTTTCTCTCACGTAGTTATTCCAATACCTGGTATATAATTCCCTGGTCGTAAGTTTCAAATTGCTCTTGTATATATCCATCCATTTCTCAAACCATTCATTGAGCGTGGCTTTCGGAATGTCGCTGTAGATACCATTCTGTAGCTGTGATTCCTTTGTGATGATTTTCTTTTTCAGTTCGTTCAAGTCATTATCCGTAAGAACATACTGGGTACCATTTATCATTTTTCTCCAAATGTACCGTAGGTCTGATTTCTGACTTACATTAGGCGGTAGCACTCTCCCGCG